CCCGCATCATTAAGTGCATTATACACAGTTGTGCGGTCACTGCGAATAGCTTGTCGCATATAATATGCAATCAGCTTTTCAATGTGCTTTGAGAAAGCACGGGCTTGGTCTCTAACACCCGGATGGGCATTATCGGAGACCGATATGATCTTTTGGACGCACTGTTCCGCAAGCTCATCTGGGGTAAACCCACGACCCTCAGTGGTTCTGATGTCCACTAAGTTCTCATGCTGAGGTACGTCTAGGTTTATCTTAAACATCTACATCTCCACTCGTGGCTGACCGTCACGATAGTCGTCACGCTTTAGTCGGCCTTCACCAAGAACCATTAAACGCTGCATGGCTTCTGTATACCGCTGTTGATACATGCCAAGAACATCAGGCTCGCCCTTCATAAAGATATACGCTTCAACCAATGATCCGTATAGCAACGCCTCTTCTGCATTATCGCCAAGCCAAGAAGTGCTTGATGTAACAATAGAGGGCGGATCGAAGTAATAGTGCAATTGAACTTCATACGCAGCGTCTGGAGTAGGGCCAAGGATAAAGTGGCCCGGAGATGACGTTGACTGCACATCACCATCAAACTCTGCGTAATACTTTGGAAGGCCAGTCGTTGTTTTGTTCGGATATGCTTCACGAACGAAGTTAACATCTTTTGGCATAAGGAACGTATAATCACCGTCACCATCAATCACAGCAATAGAAAATGGTGCCAAGAAGTCGGATGGCCTTGCAAGAAACCTATTACTAGCTGTCATGTTGGCAGTGACGTTCTTCCGCAACTCTGGGATTAGCACAGTGCGGTGTATCTTTTCTTCCGTCTGTTCAACAAACGTAGGAATCTGAGAAACGAATGTAGTCTCGTTGTTCTCAGTGTAGTCCTTGATCGCCTGTACTAACTCAGAATAGTTCATTTGAACTTATCCATCTCTCATAAAGTTACCGCCACGAGTTGCTGCGCCCATACCACGGCACTTGCCCCCGTATCTCATCTTCTTCATTTTGCCGCCATATTTTTTCTTTTGGACTCCCATCAACATATCAGCAAGTCCTTTAGCTTTCTTCTTCTTTTCTTGCATTGCCTTAGAATTTGGCAGATTATCTGAGTCCATTTTATTGCTAATCTTGGCATCAGCACTTCTTTGCCTACGAGATGCTTTTCCACCATCTTCCATAGCGACTGGTTTCTTATTGTACATGCTAGTCTCCTTCCGTTGTGATGACGGTAACTCTTCCTACAGAGCCTACCATATATTGTGCTGGATTCCCAACAGGATTCCAACCGAACAACTCTCTACTTGCGTCCTGTGACGTATCAGGTCTTGGATTTAACAACGACTGTGGGTCATTGATCTTAACACGCCCCAAGAAGTTCTGTGGTTGATCTGGGTCTACAACATCTCTGCCAATCAAAAAACCAGTCTTATGCCCGTTCTGAAACTCAGGCACGAGGTCTTTCAAAGGATAGCGAAAGCCAGTCCTATCACAGAAACCATAAGCGTATTTGCCTCTTGCGTAACTCATCCACCACCCATCACAAACGTATCATATGGAACAAACTTGATTGACGCTGTCTCTTCATCCTCACCAGACGCAAGCTGGAACTGAAACTCGTATTCTTGCTTCAATGCCTGTGCGCGAGCTGCAGCTTCTGGTTTCTTCATGGATAAATAATACGCCATGCCGGAAACTAGAGCCGGAACGAAACGAGGAGGAACAGTAGATACATCACCACCAATGCCAGAAGACAATCCATCGATACCCTTCAATCTGTAGTAAAACAAAGTGTATGTAGTTGTTGCATCAGGCACAGGCCACAGAGTTACTGTGACTTCCGTTGGGAGCCTTTGGATGAAGATTTGGGTCGGCCTACCTTGCGTGTTTTTGTTTGTTTGCTGCGCGTAGGTTGAGACACTGATCCTTTCGAGGGCGGTGTCGGTTTGACTTGTACCTGTACCTGTTCGGACTTGGTGTTCGATGAGATCAATCGTGTCCGCAGGTAATGTATAAGTTGCTGTGCCAGCCGTAATGGATAACGTGCCAGCTTCAATAGTGAAGAGATTAAGGCCACGGTTTTGCCACTCCAATGTTAAAAGGTTAAGGCTCCGACGAGCCGTTTTAAGGTCATAGCCAGAGCGCATCTCAAGACCCGCCCGTTCATAGGCTTCCTCGAAAAGTTCTGGTAGGTCTGGTGTTACTACTGCCATGATCTTGTCCTATGTAACTACACTTCTGTGTCGTTTGGTTTTCTTTGCAATCTTTTTAGGTTGAGCCACATGCTGCTTACCTGCCTTAGTGCCTTGTCGTTTTGCTCTTGTGGTAGCTGCATACTCACTGCTGCTAAGAGACTTAATAGCCGAAGAAGGTAGATACCGTTCACCAGTAGCATTAGCACCTTGGGTAGACGGTTTGCCACTTTTAGTACGCCATTTCTGCTTTGTCCAAGACTTGAGGCTTTTCTGTGACTTCTTCAGTGCCATTAATCTTTATAGCCACCCCCCGCTGCTTTGTATTGCTTTGCCAACATTTGAGCCTTACGAGCTGACCATTGTCCCGGTTTGCCACCTTTTCCACCAGCCTTGATCTTATTAAACAAACGCTTGCGCATTCCCGGCTTAGTGTAGTTTCCAGCTTCGTTTACTTTACTCTTGGTCTTACCGCCCTTCTTCATGCCGATGGGGCCATCGTCAATGTTCTTCGCAGAACGTAGAATCTCTAGGTCTTTTGCATCGTCACCTGTAGAAACAAACCCACCAGCAGCCATACCTCTGTATCCGTTGGCGTAAGCCGCACGTTGCTGACGCTCCGCACCTGCACGGGTAGGGTAAACCTTACCTGAGCTTCCGAACCTGTAACCACCTTTTACTTTTTTGACTGGCATCCTGTTCCCCGTTAGCTGACTACCCATCTGTGCGCGAGAGATAGTCATCCGACTTTTCCGCTACCCTTCATGGCTAGACGTGTCTTCCCGCGAACTGCACATCCGTCTGCGGTCTTTTTAGTTTTGCCGCCGGACTTCATCTTACGAGGCTCCATGCGAGAAGCCGCATCTTGCATCATTTTAAGATTTCTCTGATGAACAGCTCTAGCTATATCTTCATCAGGGTTTCTAGAGGCTTTGCGTTTATTTTTCTGCATTGCCTTTACTGCCATAGGTAATATTCCAAACATATTACGAACCTTTCTTCCATTTAGTTGAACTAGACTTTGTCTTGCTTGGCGACCATTTAACTTTATCGGCCCAATAAGCTGCAGACATCTTGCCCTTGCTGATGTTCTTTGCGTGACGAGACTTAAAGGCTTTGCGCTGCCCTACAGTCTGATTTGTTTTCACACCCTGCTGTCCAAAGCGGATAGTCTTAACCTTATCACCTTGTTTAGCCACAACGATGTGTGACTTGGTGGGGTGATTCGGTGTGCGCTTAGGTTTGTTGTACCCACTAACCCCTGCACGTTCTAAGCGACTATCTTTCTTTTTCTTCTCAGGCATTACAGAGTATCCCCATTTTTAATGTAGATGATCTCAAAAGCCGCAGATATGTCAAATATGACACTTGCTGAAGACGAAACAGCCCGTACTTCTATGTCCGTTTTTTCTGTAAATTTTACCGGAACAATTAAGGTGTTTTCGATGTGCATCCCCGTGGTAAGAGACTTAACATCTTTACTTTGAAACACCTCTCCATAAGGTCTAGCTACCAATGTCAATTTACACACGGCAGGTGTATTAGATGTCGTACCGTTGGAAACATCGTACTGCATCAGATAACCTGTATAGCCTGCGGGTACAGTCCACAACGCCATTAAAGTCTGGTTTGTACCGTCACCGTTAATGGTGGCGTAAATGTTGGCAGGGACACCCGTAGTTACAGTTCCCGTGCCTGCATATATTATACCAGCGTTAGAACCGCCAGAACCTGCGGATCGCACAATCATCCGATTTATACGAAGATAAGACTGTGTGCTATTTACCGCAGTTTGTCCGTTTAAGGTAACCACCTCATTGATTTCATTGTAGTCACCATCCAAGCCAAACAATTCAACAGTTCTGGCCCC